AAGCATCTGAAAAAGACTGGCAAAGGTGGTTCTGTATCATACAAACACAATGACGGATCAAAGAAAACTGGTAAGTATGGCGGTCTTATGAATCGCGGTGGTAGATCATATGCTAAAGTTCATCATGACGGACCTGGCGGTCATATGGCAATCGTTCCACTACCAAACATACATCATAAGTAAGGAGACTTAAATGGCTATTGCACCACCAAATTGGGCAAAAGGCGCTGTTCCAACTACTCGTGGTTGGACACATGCACGTACAGGTGAGCTACTGGTAGCTCGTCCAATCTCACAGGCAGATGTAGATCAGTGGATGATTGAAAACACTGAAACAGAACCTGCAGAAGGATATCAAAAATTGGATACTAACTTTCAACCACAAACTCTGACTGAGTCACCAACAACAGAAGCTGAGTTTGCTGAAGAGCATCTCGAAGATATGTCAAAGCTGGAGTTGGAAGCTATCGGTCGTGAACATGGTGTAGAACTTGATCGTAGAGAAAAGAAATCTACTTTGATTGAAAAAGTAAAAGGTCTAGTTGAGTAACACTAAATACCTTTACTATGGATATACTGAATGAAAAAAACTTGCTGCTATATGCAGCAAAACATTATTACAATCCTCGGTTCTCAGACATTGAAGAGTTTCATGAGGACTTGAAAAGGTTTAAGTACATTAAGCGCTTAGTTAATCGGTATCTAAATGATGGTGAATTAGCTGAGCGTTTAATCCTTAATCACCTGATTGTAATATTCAATGTCTTTGGAATAGAACCAGCAATGAATATGCTGGATGTAAAACTAGAGGAAGAACACTGGCCAGTCATAAAACCATTTTTAATATTCTTACAATACATTAAGAGTGATGATTTGATTGGTATTGAGATGGATAGTAACGTAGTAGAGGTACTGAGGAAGATATAATGGGATTAGTTAAGAGAGCTGCAGACCTTGCGTTTACCTTTAGGTTCATCCGCATGCTTGTACTCGATTGGAAAGATTGGGATGCATACAAAGAAGGCATTATCGATGAAGAAGGTAATAGGATCAAAAGTGTTAAACTCGATACAGATCAAAAGAAGTCTGCTTATACTCCTTTCATTCGGCTTGCTGCTAACACTAAGCGCTTGCTCAGTAAAGTACCGGGCGGAGGATCAAAACTTGGTTCTTTCGCTGCCGCTCTATTCCTTATCAAAGAGAAGTACAAACTCGATGACACAAAGCTCTCTGAGATCTGTGAAAAGTGTGATATCGACGTACTAGACTTTCTCAATGAACATAACGAATGGTTTGTCTTGGAAGATAAACAACTATCTCCAGGACTATACAGATTCAAAGATTTTAAGGTAGTCAATACAACTCTTGAAGAGATTGTGCGTCCAAAGGATCAGCTAAGAGTTGCTGAGGATGCATATCCAATTGGTGATGTGTTTGGTGTTGACATATACGAAGCTAAACACGTAAAGACTAATCAGCCAGTCTATTTTACTTTAAGTGAAATTTATAAATGAAGACATCAGAGCTAATAAAGAAGAGTCATTCAAAGCGAGGAGCACCTGGAACCTTGAAGCGTAAGGTGAAAGGTAAGATGACTATTGCTAAGGCAAAAGCTCTGAAGAATAAACCAGGAGCCACGACAATGGATAAGAAGCAGGCTAACTTCTTTATTAACATGCAGAGAGCCAGAAACGAACAAGTAGAAAGTTTGTGGGCTAACATTCATGCTAAGCGTCGTCGTGGAGAAAAGATGAGGAAAAAAGGTGAAAAAGGTGCACCCACTCCTGATCAGATCAAACGTGCTCAGGGTGAAGATACAACAACCGCTGCTATCCCTAATCCAGCTGATACAGCAATGGGTCCTAAGTTTAAGACCAGCCGTGTATATGATCGCAGAAAGAAAAAAGGCACTCCAAAGTTACTGAAGCGCTTCAGAGATTATTATACGGATAAAGGACTGATGTAATGACTCGCGTTCTCGACATTGCAAAAATGTTGGGTAAAAGTGAGATCCCTAACACCGACAATAAACGACTAGTGACAGCTAACGATACTACTGATGGAGTTGATTCATCAGCTGTATCTTCTATTACTCAAGAAACACCATTAAATTATTACTTAACACTAGACTCTCTACCTACGTCAAATCTAACATTAGGTGATAGAGCGTTTGTTCAAGGTAATAGGAGGATGTATACGAGTAATGGATCTGGGTGGTATAATACTGGCTTAGTTGGAAGTTTTTATAATGGTACATTTTTTGATAGTACAGCAAGAGATTCAGCTGAAGCATTATATATTACTGTAGCTGATGACTTTGGTGATGCAAGCGCTATAAGTCCAGATGGACTAAGAGTGATAAGCATGGATAAGGATGATGGTACATTTGGTACTCAACGCGGTAACGGTAGATATTGGGCTAAAGATAGTTTTGGTGATAACTTTGTTTATACAAACTCGGTAAATAAAGTTGTTGACGATAGAGATTATGATTGGTTGGGGTATGCTGGTGTTGATGTAGCAATAGGCACAGATAACGTAGAGATAGTAGTAGCTGCTAACCCACTTCATGATCGCAATCCAGGTACAATTGATAATTCAGGACTAGTTATGGCCTTTGGAAAAAGTGGCCTTAATTTTGGTTGGCATCAAAACATAGAACCAGATGGTGGGGCAGGAGATGAAGATGATTTTGGTTGGCATTGTCAATTAACATCAGATGCTGAAAGAATAGTTACAGGAGCTAGGCACGAAGATTATCAGGAAGTAAGAGATGATGGCACACTTGGTCCTGACAACTGGACAAACATTGGAGCTATGTATGTATTCAGACGTGATAGTTCGCACAGTACAGGTCAGTGGCCAACGAGAGGTTATATCCAAGAAGCCCGAATAATACCACCAAATAATTATCAAGCCAGTTCTATATGGTTTGGCTGGCATCCATCTATTAGTGGTAACGGTAATATGATAGCAACCGGAACTCTTGGAGCCGAACCTCGTTATGTTCATGCATATAGAAGAGCTGACAGTGATTGGATACACACTGGTGCAATAAGAGCATCTGGTCATACCGCTCAATTTGGTAGACATGTTGCATTTGATTATACTGGCGACTTATTAGCAATTGGTGATATGAATAATGATAAATGTCACGTTTATCATTATGACAGTGGCCAAGATAGTGCTTGGACTGAAGTAGCTACACTAACTGGTACACCGGGAACTAGATTTGGTAGACAACCAAGAGTTAGTGGTGATGGCCAATGGATTATTGTTACAGCTGAAGGTGATTCTGATAAAGGTTCTGGTGCTGGAGCAATTCATGTATTTCATAAAGGCGATAGTATTGGTAGTTGGAATTTAGATACTAAATTATATCACCCATTCGAAGATGATGGATACTCAACAACAAACTTTGGATTAGGAGCTGATGTAGGTAATATAGATATAGACTCAGATGGCACTACTATTATTGGAGGAAAAGGTGGTCCAAAAGATAGCGCCGGTGGAGCTGACTTTGGTGTTGTTTGGGCATTCAAAAGAACACGAGGCTTATAAATAAAGTCATGACAAAGATCAGAGATTTGGCAAGAATATTAGGTAAGACGGAATCTGAGAACACAGACAACAATCGTCTGTTGTTTGAAGGTGAAGATCTCGGGTCATCTGTTGATTCCGCTGCAACTGAAATTATAGTTAAAGATACTCCTCTGAAAGTTTATTCAACTCTCGACTCTTTACCTTTGACTGGATTGGAGCAAGGTGATCATGCATATGTTGATGGTAACAACCGGTACTATATTTCAAATGGTAGTGGGTGGTATAATGTTGGACTTGCTAACGCTACTCCATACTGGGATTCAGAACCATTAAGTTCTTATGACATTACAGACTCTGCTACACCATTGATTATTGTAGCAAAGGCTAAGGACTCCGATAACTCAGATAATAATCTATTCCATCAAAGTACAGTATCAGACTCAGCAGCATTCTTGGTTGACATTACTCGTGACTCATCAGTATATACATTTACACCTAAGTCTGCAGACAGTATTGGTGCTTCTGTAACTGCTGGCGATTTGACTGACTCAAACACTAATGACTTCATCTATACGTTTAAATGGTCTGACGGAATAAACTTTGTTTCAAAAGCTGTAACGATTAATTATAACTTTGCTGTTTCAGGCACTAGATTTCTTAATCCAACTGATGATGGTTCAGAATGGGGTAGTGCAACTCTTGTACTTAACGACGCATACAATAATGGGGGTGGTACATGGACTGCTAACTATGATGCTAACAATGCAAGATGGCAGCAAGATAATGGTAACTTCTTTGATGGTGTTTATTATGCTCAAGCATTAGATGTTTCCTCTGATGATGATTACCTATGTGTATTATACTTTGATAATTTTACACAAGATTTTAATAATAGAGGTAGCGGTTATATGATGTTACAGAGATCTGATGCAACTTTATCTTCAGGTGATATTAATAATCAAGCCGGTAATTATTTAAGATATTGGGGTGGTTTTAGTTTTAACGGTAGCGGACCAACAGGTGCAGAAGGATCGGATTCACCAGGTCTTGTATCAGCTACTTTGACTAACACAGCAATATCTGAGGGTGAATCTAATTGGTATGTTGCTGTAAGAAGAGAAGGTAATAAATTAAGAGGTTGGACTTATTGGGATGGTAGCTGGAGATTGCATTTTGACACAGATGGAGCAGCTAACGGTAATGTAGGATATATAAGCGCTACTACAGGAGTTAGACAAACATCATCAGCTCAACCAAGAGTTCAATTAGTTGATGCTTCAACTTATGCTGACACTCTCACTATGGTTTAAATAATTAGCTAAAGGAAACATTATGCTTTCATTATTAGGATCGTTATTAGGATTTGCAGGATCAGCAGTGCCTGCAATCACAGATCATTTTGCTGCTAAAGAAGATCGTAAACTTGAGCTTGATAAAATGCGACTCATGGCTGAGTTGAAAAAAGAGGGTCTCGAGTTTGATTTACAGATGTATAATACTATGGGTGCTGATAAAGAGCACGAGCGGTTAATTAAACACGATATTGCAATTAATCAAGGTAGTGGATTTATTGCAGGCTTACAAAAGTCTGTACGTCCTGTTATCACATATGCATTCTTTGGTTTATTCTGTACGATTGAGGTAACATTATTACTTGAAGCGTTAGATAACGGAACTGAGTTTGCAACAGCTATAAATCTATTATGGGACGAAGATACAAAAGCTATCTTTGCGGCGATCATATCTTTCTGGTTTGGATCCAGAGCAATTGAGAAAGCGAGAAGAAAATGAGAGAAATGCTGATCAAAGCCCTTTTGTCACACGCACAGGGTCACGTCAACAAACATCTAGCTAACATTGAGGTCTATATGGAACGACCTGTAGGTGTTGGGGAACATCCCGACATCATTGAAGCTATTGAACAAGAGCTTGAAGAGATAGCTAAGTATGAAGACCAGATTGAAATAATTAAAAAATATTTTACAAAATCTGCGTAAATTAGCTGTTTACAAAAACATGTAGTTGATATATAATACTACAATCGAAATCAATCACGTAATTAAGGAATTATCGGATGCAATCAAACAGATTTGCAGACACGAGAGACTTTTTGTCTCAGACTAAATTCTATGAAAGTTATTCCCGTTTTAAAGATGAAGACGGAACATATGAATCATGGGACGAGGCTGTCGATCGTGTCCTATCTATGCATGAGGACAACTACTCAGAAAAGATAGAAGAACTATCGGGCTACTTAGAAGAAGCAAGAACCGCATATAAAGAGCAACGTGTGTTGGGGGCTCAACGTGCTCTACAGTTTGGCGGTGAGCAGCTGATGAAGCATCAGATGCGGATGTACAACTGTACATCATCATACGCAGATCGTCCTGCGTTCTTTGGAGAATTCTTTTATATCCTGCTTTGTGGGGCTGGTGCAGGATTTTCAGTACAAGAACATCATGTAGGTAAACTACCACAAATTCAACAACGTACAAAACAAGCTAAAGGATGGGTCGTCGAAGATTCAATTGAAGGCTGGGCATCTGCACTCGACGTATTGATGTCATCATATTTCGTGGGTGGTGGTAAACATCCAGACTATGAAGGCCGCCGTGTATTCTTTGACTTGTCACAGATACGTCCAAAGGGTGCAAAGATCTCTGGTGGATTCAAAGCACCAGGTCCAGAAGGCTTACGTAAGTCGTTGGATAAGATTGAGCATATGCTACAATCATTAGTAATAGACTCTAAAGAACCCGTTTCTATTCGTCCTATTGCAGTATACGATATTTGTATGCATGCAGCTGATGCTGTGCTGTCAGGGGGCGTGAGACGCTCAGCAACCATCTGTTTATTCTCACCAGAAGATGATGAGATGATGAATGCAAAGACAGGTAATTGGTTTATGGATAACCCACAACGTGGTCGTTCAAATAACTCTGCAGTTATCGTTCGCGATGAAGCAACTCCAGAGATGTTTGCTAAGATCATGGAATCAGTTAAGTCATTTGGTGAACCAGGGTTCTACTTTACAACATCTAAAGAACATACAACCAACCCATGTGTTGAGATTGGTATGTTCCCACAACTGGATGGTGAATCAGGCTGGCAAGGCTGTAACCTGACGGAGATCAATGGTGGTATGTGTACTACCGAAGATGATTTCTATCAGGCGTGTAGAGCTGGTGCCATCCTTGGTACTTTACAAGCGGGATACACAGACTTCAAATTCTTGAGTCCTGTATCTAAAAAGATCTTCGATCGTGAGGCATTGCTTGGTGTCTCTATTACAGGATGGATGAATAACCCGAATATTCTTTTCGATGCGAAGGTCCTCAAAAAGGGAGCCAATATTGTTAAGAAAGTCAATCGAGAGGTTGCAGCCATTATCGGCATTAATCCTGCTGCTCGCACTACTTGCGTTAAGCCAAGTGGCAATGCATCAGTTCTTCTACGAACAGCTAGTGGAATACATGCTGAACATTCTCCGCAATACATAAGAAACATTCAAATGAATAAAGAGTCTGAAATTACTCAGGCAATTATTCGTTCGAATCCTCATATGGTTGAAGAGTCTGTATGGTCTGCTTCAGGGACCGATGTTGTGGTTTCTTTCCCAATCATCCCACATGATGGCTCTTACTTTAAAGATGATCTTCATGGCGTCAAGCATCTAGACCTCGTTAAGAAGGCTCAGAAGCATTGGGTCGTAGAAGGTACAAATGAAGAGCTGTGTGCAGATGAAGGTATCCGCCACAACGTTTCTAACACAATTATTGTCGACGATTGGGACGATGTAGAGAAGTATGTGTTTGAGAACCGTTACTCATTCTCAGGCATTTCTTTCCTAGCTCCAACAGGAGATAAAGATTACAACCAAGCACCTAACACAGCAGTCATCACTTCACATGAGATGGTTGACAAATATGATGAAGGTGCAATCTTTGCTTCTGGTATGGTTGTCGATGCACTCAAAGTATTCTCTAACCTGTGGGTCGCTTGCTCTACCGCTCAAGGTATGGGTGAGGACATCACTCTTGAATCAACAGAAAACTCAGCAAAGCAAGACTGGGTGAGACGTTTCACTAACTTTGCAGATAACTACTTTGATGGCGATATGAAGAAGACTGAATATTGTCTCAAGGATGCATATCTGCTTCATAAGTGGAACAAGATCCAAACACACCTAAAAGAGGTCGACTGGAAAAATGATCTCACAGAAAAAGTCTATACAAGTGTTGACACAATAGCAGCTGCCGCATGTGCAGGGGGTGCGTGCGACATTGACTTTTAGCAAACTTATAGGGAGGGCAGTGCCCTCCCTTTTTTAGGAAAAAGTAGAAATGGAACACGAATACCGAATAGAATGTGAAGAATGTGATTCAACGACAATCATATTGGTTGACAATGAATGTGAACCTCAATATTGTCCTTGTTGTGGCCGGCGAGCAAACACAGAGGATATAACAGAGATAGATGTACACGAAGGATTTTGATTTAACTCCAAGAGAGCTTGAGATAGTTGAGAGAGCACTTAATGATAAGATGCATAGACTCAATACATCCAGACAAACTGTAATCGATTCAACAATTGTACCACCTGAAGAGATTGCAAGTGTAAACGATTATGATGAACAGATAAAAGAAATTATAAATCTGTTAGCTAAGTTTCACCATCAAAAGACATGGTACACACCTAAAGACAAGATATACGTTTCTGGTTGACCTTTTCCTGTAAAGCATATATAATAGTATGTGGACATATAATGGAAAAGAATATGATGAAACACCCGAAGATTATCAAGGCTTCGTCTACCTCATCACAGAGCTGGATACAGGCAAGAAGTATATCGGTAAAAAGAACTTCTGGCGCCCAAAAGTATTACCTAAAAATTCAAAGAGAGCACGAAAGGTACGGACCAGATCAGAGTCTGATTGGCGTACCTATTTCGGCTCAAATACAGATCTCCAAACTCTGCAAGAGCAGAAAGGAGCATCCAACTATCGAAGAGAGATACTCCGATTGTGCACAACAAAAGGAGAAATGTCCTACTATGAGGCAAAGGCTCAGTTCGATAATGACGTACTACTTTCCGATGAGTGGTACAACGAGTTCATAGGGTGTAAGATTCATTCTCGACATTTACCGAAACATTTGAAGGAATAGATTATGATATTGATTGACTTTAATGGATTGGCAGTTGCAACAGTAGCTGTCAATAAAACTGATGAACCTAATCTTCTCAGACATATGATTCTGAATAGTCTTCGTCAGCACAGGACTCAGTTCAAGAAAGACTTTGGTGAGCTGGTAATCTGTTGTGAAGGTATTGGTAACTGGAGAAAGGATTACTTTCCACAGTACAAAGCCAATCGTAAGAAGTATAGAGAGAAGTCTGATATTGATTGGAACGAGGCTTTTCGTATCCTTAGTGAGGTACGTGAAGAGATCAAAGAGAACTTCCCATATAAAGTCATTCAAGTAGATAAGTGTGAAGCTGATGATGTGATTGGTGTACTGTGCGCTAACACTCAAGAGTTTGGTCAGTATGAAGATGTATTGATTATCTCTGCTGATAAAGACTTTATGCAGCTACAGAAGTTCCCTAATGTAAAACAATACAATCCTATCCAGAAGAAATTCTACAAAGAGGATGCTCCTAAAGCTAATCTGATTCAGAAGATCCTATCTGGTGATACTGGTGATGGTGTTCCTAATGTAATGTCTGATGATGATACTTTTGTAACAGAAGGCAAACGTCAGAACAAACTATCTGCAAAGAAGAAGCTAGAGATTGTAGATGATCTTGCCGATGGCGAACTACTCTATGCAGCATCATGGTATCGTAACTACCAACGTAATGAAACATTGATTGATCTAGATAAGACTCCAGAAGAGTTGAAAGTTAAAATTGTTTCAGAATTTAATAGTCAACAACCAGAAAAAAATAGCAGTCTGGTATTTCCATATCTTATAAATAAAAATATGAAGATGTTGATTGAATCCGTGGAGGAATTTATTTAATGGCTAAGTATGTTTTTGAAGTCTTGGAAGATGTATCTAAGGCTAGTAAGAAGGCTGAGAAGATTAAGATCCTCAGGCAAAATGATTCACAAGCGTTACGTGATATTATCTTTGGTTCTATGGACGCAAGACTACAATGGAATATACCTCAAGGTGAACCACCTTATACTCCAGCTCAAGAACATAACGCGCCTACCAATCTCTTACGAGAGCGTACTAAATTTCTGTACTTCGCCAAAGGCGGCAAAGGGGACCGCATGCAGAAATTCAAACGCGAGAGATTGTTTATTGAATTGCTCGAAGGTATTCATCCAAAGGATGCAGAACTTGTTATCGGAATGGTCAACAAGAAGACCCCAAAGGGTCTTACTAAACCAGTCGTAAAGGAGGCATTCCCTGGCCTACTTGAATAGTATTCAAGATACATCTTTACACATAACAACCTCAACAGAGTGTGCACGGTCGTGTACGCTCTTTTTTAATAGGACACTACTAATGGTATTAGCTCAAATCGATCGCTTAAAAAAAGACGTTAACGAACTCGAGATCTATGCAAAGAAGCTCGTAAAACGAGGATATGAACAGAGAGCCCAGAAGATACTAAAGAAACGTGAGTTTATTCAACAACAACTTGAAGGTGTAGTGCCTGCCAATTCTCCTTAAATAAAAACTTAGCAGTTGACAAAACACTCTTCTCGCTGTATAATAAGTCTATCACTTGGCGAGAATAGGGATACTATATTATGAACATATTTGTGCTAAATGAAGATCCAGTTGTAGCAGCACAGCTTCAATGCGATAGACATGTGGTTAAAATGACTACAGAGTCTGCACAGATGTTATCTACTGCTCATAGACTTTTGGATGGTAAACCAGTTAAGAGACCATCTAAGTCTGGTAAGACTATGCGTACTTACTATTGTCTATATGAAGGTGCAGATGACTTAGAAGCTGAGGTTTTGTATATGGCTAATGTACATGAGAAACATCCTTGTACATTATGGACTATGGAATCAGAAGCTAACTATCGTTGGCACTGGGAGCATTTACGTGCGCTTAGTGAAGAGTATACATACAGGTACGGTAGAACCCATAAGGTAGGTATCGAGCTATTATGGGGCTTACAATCACCACCTAGGAATATTCCTAAAGGACCCATGACTGAATTCAAGCTGGCAATGAAAGATCAGCCACAGTGTATGCATCCAGGTGACCCGGTAAGATCTTACCAAGAGTTCTATCAGACTAAGAAGTTTAAAATGTTATGGACAAAGAGGAAGATGCCATCATGGTACAAATCAACTCACACAGTGTAGATCAATTAGATTATCTTTCAGTATTAGAATGTGAAATAAGAGTGTTGCATGACAGATTACAGCCACATGATACTGGACATCTACATACTACTATTAATGTTCTAAAAGAACGTATTGAAGAAATCAAGGGAGACATTCGTGCCCAAATACACTCTTAAAAGAATCTCTACAGGAGAAGAGTTTGACGTAACTTGTTCATTTGATGATCTTGCTCAACACTTAGAAGATGATGATGTCACAAAGGTATTATCAACACCTGCGTTTGCAAGTAATACTATGTCAAACTTACGTAGAGCTGGGAGTGAATGGAATGATCATTTGTCGAGAATAAAAAAGGGATCGGGTAGAGGAAATACAATTAAGACATGAGTAAAGCTACTGCTAGAATAGAGGATCTCTATAGTTATGAACCACAAACAGACAACCAGAAGAGAGCGTATGATGCATGGGATGATGGAGATAATCTGGTCCTTGCTGGTTCGGCTGGTACTGGTAAAACTTTTGTTGCGATGTATTTGGCATTGGAATCGGTTCTCGAGCGAGAGACGTCTTATAATAAAGTCATTATTGTCAGGTCGGTAGTCCCAACAAGAGATATGGGTTATCTACCAGGAACAGTAGAAGAAAAGAAAGAGGTGTTTGAAACACCATATAAGGCTATATGTTTTGAGCTGTTTAATGATTCAGCTACATATAATAAGATGGTTAGCAGCCATCAATTAGAGTTTATCACTACGTCGTTCATACGGGGACTAACAATTGACAACGCGGTGATTATTGTGGATGAGATGCAGAATCTCAACTTCCATGAACTTGATTCTGTTATCACACGAGTAGGTAACAATTGCAGAATCATATTTAGCGGAGACTATCACCAGTCTGACTTCAAGGATGAAGCGGAACGGAATGGTGTCCAACGTTTCTTACGAATCGTAGAACAGCTCAAGAATTTTAGTGTGGTTACTTTTGGCTGGCAGGATATTGTAAGATCAGACTTTCTTCGTGATTATATTATGACGAAGGAGATGCTAGGAATGAAGTGATGTTAAATTTTAAATCAATAATGTTTGCCTTTTTATTAGTTATAGTTGCACTTGTAACAATGAATGCTGCAATGGCAGAGGAAGCTGAAGAACCAAGAGCTCAACTTTATAGTAAACCTGTATTATGTGCACCGACTCTTGATCATGCAATGGAGATGCTGTCTCAAGTAAAGAAGGATGGCATGAAGCCTCTGATGTATTTCTATGGTAACTCTTTCAATGGAGATGGGTCAGGATTCAAGTCTGACTTCTTCGTACTATTTGATCCAGAAGATGATCAAGTAACAATTATTGAGCGGCAGCCAATGAATGGGTTTACTTGTCTTCTTGCTGGTGGTACTGGTAACGTAGAATTTGATACTGAAGCTATCAAAGGTATTATTGGTTGGAATGACATTCCATGAAGTACTATATACTCATAATTATGCTTGCAACACCTGGAGAGCGTGTTGATCATTTCTTATACGAGAAAATGCCTTTCAGGGATGTTGAAGAATGTCAATCGTTTGCACAACAATATTGGCAACCGTTGACAAACCTGGCTATGATGAAGTATAATGGTAAACCATGGGGCAATATGTTCTGCATACCAGAATATAGTGCTGATGATGAATTGATAAAGGATACACTTAATGGGAAAGGTGTTTGAACATGCCGACTTGGATCTTGGATATACTGATCTGGATACGGACACAACCCCAGAACGCAGGCTATACGTTGCTCCTGATGGTAGTAAGTATCCTAGCGTTACAACTGTACTGAGTATTATCAATGAAGAATCAATCAGAGCATGGAGAGCAAGAGTTGGAGAAGATGAAGCCAATAAGATTGGGCATAGAGCTTCTAATCGCGGCAGTGCTGTACATAGCATTATTGAAGGATATCTAAAGAATGAAGATACTTCTGAATATCTACCACATATTCAACAAAGCCTCCTTAACCTTAAACCAATCCTTGACAAATCCATTGGAAAGATCTACGGACTTGAAGTTGCTCTCTTCAGTCGGTATCTTGGTATGGCTGGTCGTTGTGATTGCATAGCGGAGTTTGATGGTGTCCCGTCGATTATTGACTTTAAGACCTCGCGTCGTCCAAAACAGAAGGAAAAGATTTCTAACTATTTCGCTCAGGCGTCAGCTTACGCGATTATGTTTGAAGAAAGAACGGGCATGGCAATCCCAAACACCGTCATACTTATGGACGTGGACGACTACGGGCCGATTGTTTTCAAGGAACACAGGGATAACTACACGAAGTTACTACTAGACACGAAGGCAGAATATGACAGACGTAAACTCTTTCATTGATGAACAAGATGTATGGAAGACTATAGATCCAGATCATATATGGATTATGGATAAACTTATCTTATCATCAAAGTTGGGATACACTTGTGGTCCTGTTGGTACTCCTGTACCAAAGCCAGATTGGTATATGGTTCGTCCTTGTGTCAATGCTTTGGGCTTGGGCTTAGGTGCTGAGAAAGTATGGATTGATGAATTTACTGATCACCTTACTCCAGGTCATTTCTGGTGTGAGATTTTTGAAGGTAGACACTTCTCAGTAGATTATCATTACGGATTACCTAATCTAATTGTAGAGGGTCATAAGTCATATGCATCATACACAAAGTGGGATAGATGGTCAAGAATAGATGATTGGGATGCTGTTAACAGAGTGTTTGACTTTCCAAAGATTTTAGACCCAGTTATTGATAAGCCATGGATCAATTGTGAGTTTATTGGTAACAAACTTATAGAAGTGCACTTTAGACGTAATGCTGACTTCCAGTGGGAGAATAGCGAGTTTGTTCCTGTGTGGGATGGTCCATATCCAGGTAAAGTTACTGAGATGGAAGCTGTAGGATACAAGTATGTTGACTATCCAGATATCCATGGCCGTATCGGTGCATTCGTAAAATAATTCAAATAATTTTAAAATAACTGTTTACCTTTTCTCAATTATGCTGTATAATATTAGTATAACCAGAGAAGGAGTTAAGTTATGTGGTTAGAAAATTCTTGTAAAGATCTTGAGCCTTGGATTGATGCATTGCAGGAGCGTGTACCTGCTTATGGTGAATGTGAGAAAAGATATACAAAGAACAAGTCTTTGGATCGCTTCCGTCGTGCTCAGAATGTTATTCATGATATCTTTAACAACGGTCTGATGAATCGTTATCGCGAGCTTCGTGTTCTTGATAAGAATCTTCGTGTACGTGATTTACCTATTCATGCATCTAATGAAGATAAGTGGGATATTGTTGAAGAGCGGGTTGCTCCTCACTTCCGCATCATTGTTGAGAA